CCCCTTGCCGTCGCATCGCAGATCGTTCGAGAGGCTGAGAAGTTTGATATCTCATGCCACCACGTGAAGTCCCAAGCCGATGTTGCTCCAGGCATCAATGTCACGAACTACCAAAAGATCGAACATTTCGATCTGAGCGAGTTCGGCGGCGTCGTTCTGGATGAATCGAGCATCCTCAAGTCCGAAACGGGCCACTATCGCAGCGAACTGATCGCCGCCTGCCACAACATCCCATTCCGACTTGCTGCTACCGCCACCCCAGCACCCAACGATTTCATGGAGCTTGGCAACCACGCCGAATTTCTCGGTATCCTGTCTTACACGGACATGCTGGCAACGTTCTTCACGCACGACGGAGGCGACACCCAGAAGTGGCGACTGAAGGGGCATGCGGAGAACGAGTTCTGGCGTTGGATGGCGTCTTGGAGCGTGTTGCTACGCAAGCCGTCCGACCTCGGCTACGAGGATGGCGCCTACAATTTGCCACCGCTCGAGCAGGTCCACCATACCGTTTCCGCTTCGGGGGCATTGGATCTCCTGGGCAGTCAGGCAGTGACACTTCAAGATCGCATCAAAGCACGTCGTGAGAGCGTGAGTGATCGGGTTGCGATGGCCGCAGCCATGACACCGTCAGACCGGCCATTCGTTTGGTGGTGCAACCTCAACAGTGAAAGCGAAGCGCTCACGAAGGCGATCCCTGGCGCGATCGAAGTGCGTGGCTCCGACAAAGAAGACGAGAAAGAGAGAAAGCTCGTTGCGTTCTCGGAAGGGCGTATCCGCGTCCTCGTGACCAAGCCCTCCATCGCCGGCTTCGGCATGAACTGGCAGCACTGCGCGGACTGCGGCTTTGTCGGCCTCAACGACAGCTTTGAGCAAATCTACCAAGCGGTTCGCCGGTTTTATCGGTTCGGCCAGACCAATCCTGTCACGGCCCACTTCATCGCCGCGGAAACGGAGGGTGCTGTGGTCGCCAACCTCCGCAGGAAGGAGGCAGACGCCGACCGAATGGCAGCTGCGATGGTGCTGCACACGGCAAACATCAACAAGGCAGCGATCAACGCGCTCACCCGTGACCGAGCGAAATACTGCCCCACTGAACCAATGCGAATTCCCTCATGGATCGGAGCTGACGCATGACCACGCTAACCGATATGGTGATTAAGGCTGTAAAGCAGAGCGTCACTGACAAGTTCGCCATTTATCAGGGGGACAGCTGCGAACTAATTCGGGCCGTGCCGGGCGATAGCATTCATTTCGGCATCCATTCGCCGCCCTTCGAAGGCCTCTATAAGTTCAGCTCGTTTGATCGTGACATCTCGAACAACGAAGGGCCAGCATTCTGGGAGCACTACGCCTTCCTGATCCAGGAGCTATTGCGCGTTACGAAACCAGGCCGTCTTCACTCGGTGCACTGCATGCAGTTGCCGACGAGCAAGCGGCGTGATGGCTTCATCGGCATGCGCGACTTCCGCGGAGAGATCATTCGCGCCTATCAAGACGCAGGTTGGATCTTTCATTCCGAGGTTTGCATCTGGAAAGACCCGGTGGTCGCTCAGCAGCGAACAAAATCCATTCGGCTTCTGCACAAGCAGATCACGAAAGACAGCTGCATCAGCGGGCAGGGTCTCGCCGACTACATCGTCACATTCCGGAAGCCTGGAGAGAACGCGGAACCAGTCGAAGGGATGTTTGATGCGTTCATTGGGTCAGATGAGGCGGAAGGAGGGCTAGACGTCAGTCGCGACGCCTACGATCGGCATGCGGCAGCCACCCGAGCCGACGGGCGTACGCCTTGGAGCTTCGAGCAGTGGCGGTCCGTCTTCGTTTGGCAGCGCTACGCCTCGCCGGTTTGGAGCGACATCCGGCAAACACGAACGCTGCAATATCGTGGTGGTCGCGATGAGAAGGATGAGCAGCACATCTCGCCTCTGCAGCTCGATGTAATCGAGCGCTGCATTGACCTCTGGTCTTTGCCGGGGGAGACGGTTTTGACACCATTCTTGGGCATCGGCAGCGAGGTTTATGCAGCTGTAGAGATGGGGCGCCGAGGCGTCGGCTTTGAGCTCAAGCCGAGCTATTTCCGGCAAGCAGAAAAGAACATCAAGGCACTCGGAACACCCAAGCAGCCCGTCTGCGACTTGTTCGATTTCGCCAACGACAACAATCCGAAAAGGGACGTCGCATGAACGCCGTCTCACCCGATCTCGTCCCTGATATCTGCCACTGCTGCGGCTTTCGTGCGGAGGGTGCCGGTTTGGCACCCGAGCGCCGTGGCCAGCCTTTCCGATGGTTCTGCAAGGAGTGTCTTCTCATTTTGGACCGCATTCGCGATGCCCGGCGGCTGGACGCCTTCGAAGAGAAAGCCATTGATGGCGGCGTTGAGGCCGTTGGCGTCATGCTGACCGCTTTGGACAAGTTCGATCTATCCGAGATGTCCGAACTCGAGGCTCGCGAGATCGTGAAAGTCGCATGGAAAGGATGCGCTGATCGTCTTCGCGAACTGCTGCGTGAGGGGGCACCGTTCTGATGGAATGGGATGCTTACCTCATGGGGTTCGCGCGGCATGCGGCCCTCAAAAGCAAGGACAGCACCCAAGTCGGGGCCGTCCTGACCGACAACCGACGCGTCTTGCTCACGGCTTACAACGGCCCGCCATCGGGCGTCGTGGACTGCGATGAGCGGCGAGAGAGGCCGACGAAGTACCTGTTCGCCTCTCATGCTGAGGCGAACCTAGTCGCTTTTGCCGCGCGGTCGGGCGTCACGACGGCAGGCTCCACGATCTTTGTGACCCATCATCCGTGTGCATCCTGTGCCCGGTCCGTCATCCAAGCCGGCATTCAATGCGTCGTTGTCGGCGACGGCACGACATCCATGCCGGCCGAAGAATTCGAAGCCGCAGCCATCATGTTCGCTGAGGCTGGAGTGGAGGTGCGTCATGCGTCATGACGGAAAAAATCCAGTCGAGCGACGTGTCCTAGATGCGATTCCAGAAGATTTTGGGCCGAGGCATAGAAGAAGATGCAACGCGAATCGGAATGAATGGAATGTCGGTACGATCGAGTGTCGAAATGGCACGACGCAGTACAAGACTTACTGTTTGAAGTGCGGCGGAAAGAGCGGACCGCTGCCTCGCATGTTGCTTTCCCAACTCTCTGTTCAGGATCTTCAACCGATCTCAGTGCATGAGATCGCGCCCTGCGATCGCTGCGGTTCAACTGCCGGATCTGAGCTGCACCACTGGGCTCCTTGGCACTTATTCGATGACGCTGATCAGTGGCCGACAAGTTACCTCTGCCGCGAATGCCACATGGAATGGCATCGCAAGGTCACCCCTTCAATGGCAGCCAACGAAACCACGTTACGCAGGAGAGCATCATGACCGGTCCGTACGCATCCTGTGGCGCGACGCTCGTTGACATGGGATACAGCGCGATACCCATCATGCCCGCTTCGAAGCGGCCAGGCACTATGTCCCACGGAAATTGGTACGGGGACATGGACTGGTCGCGCTTTTGCGACCGTTTGCCGTCGGAGATTGAGACTGCGATCTGGTCACGATGGGCCGATGCCGGTGTCTGCGTGGCTCTGGATAAACGCCTGAAGGTCATCGATATCGACACAGACGATTACGAACTGCGAGAGGCGATCGAGTCTGTCTTGCCGACACCGCTCGTCAAAAAGAAGGGGCAGAAGGGGTATAGCGCTTTCTACCGTGGGTCAGACGCTATCGTCAGTCGCCCATATAACCTAATGCTTGCCGGTGGATTTGTTACGCGTGTGGTGGATCTGCTCGCTCACGGGCGACAGACGGTACTTCCGCCAACGATTCATCCTGACTCCGGCAAGGCTTATGAGTGGATCACGGACGACACGCTGATCGATACGGCTATCGATGATCTTCCGGAACTCCCAGATGACATTGCATCCAAGATCGCGGATGCGCTCCGTCCGTTCGGAGAAGTGCAAGATCATCGAGAGCGTGCAAGCCGCGGCGAGGATGTCTTCGGCGAAAGCATCTGGCGTGAGGTCAATAGCTTCGCCCTAGCCAACTTGGATTCATGGGTGCCGAATTTGTTCGGTTCGGACTGCAAGAGAAACCGTGATGGAACATACCGGGCGCGGGCATTCTGGCGCGGTGTCGACAACTTCAATGTTGGTATTCATCCCAGCGGCATCAACGATTGGGGTGCAACGCAAAGCTACACGCCGATTGATCTCGTCATGGCCGCAATCAACACCGGATACTTTGAGCCAGCGTATGAATGGCTTGTGAAACAAACCGGTTATAAGCCAAGCGATGATGATTGGACGGCCCGATACGTCGAAGTAGCAGAAAGGCTTGCTCGCAACTCGAAGGCAAAGAGGAATTCCCTCGAAGAGGCTTTGCAGCAGCCTGCAAAAGAAGATCGCGCGCCGAAGCAGGAAGTCGTTGAACCTGTTGCTGCCGTACCTGTTCGGGCTCCCCGGGGAAAAATCGACCCGTTCACGCCGAAAGCGGCTGGTGGGTTGATCGAGGCAATTGCGAATTGGTCTCTCGATAATGCCAGACGACCAGTGCCGGAATTCGCAATCCTATCCGCTACGGCGTTTGTTGCAGCAATGTTCGGGCGCCGAGTGGTCGGGCCGACAGGCGCGGGTATCAACCTTTATCTCATCGGAATTGCCGGGCCGGGGTTTGGTAAGGAGCACGCGCATAAATCGCTACAGACGCTCGCTCTAGACGCACAGATGTCTGAGCTCATAGGGCCGGGAGAGGTAACGTCGGGATCTGCCATTGAAAAGGTTGTCCGGCGCCGACCGTGTTTTGTCATGCCTTGGGATGAAATCGGCGTCGTTCTGCAGAGTGTCACGGGATCGGGCTCGTCGTCATGGGCTAAGACCATTCGAAAGGTGCTGCTTGAGATCTTCTCCAAAAGCACAAGCGTATGGAGCGGCAAGGAGCACGCCGACCCGACGCAGGACAGCAGCGCAACGCCTGTGCACTGCCCAACTGTTTCCATCCTTGGAATGTCAACGCCCACAACGTTTTATAAGGGATTGACCGAAGAAACGATGACTGACGGCTTCATTGCTCGTCTCATCGTGGTGGAGGCTAAAGAGCGCCCAGTTCGTCAGGATGCTGCGCCGTTGCTTGTGACGCCGTCATCGCTGATTGCTCATATCAAGAAAGCACGCGCAGATCTTCCTCGCCCAGCAAGCGGCAACATCCGATCTGTGAATATGGCATTGGATCGGCCGATACTCCATACGGTGCCTTGGGAAGACGAAGAGGCGGAGCGTCGGTGGCTGTCGATCGAGGATTGGCAGTACGAGCAGATTGAGGAACATGGTGCACACGACGGCCTGATCGGCCGAACAGCAGAGCATGTCGTGAAGCTGGCGACCGTTCGCGCTCTTAGTCGCCGGCCGTCGGATCCATCAGTCTCGATCGATGATGTGGAATGGGCTTACGCGTTCGTTCAGCGGTCGATCGATAGTCTGGAGAACGGGGCGCAGGAGCACATGGCGGGCTCGCAGTTCGAGGAACTGTGCAAGGCGATCATGCGCGAGCTTCGGCAAGCACCAGGGCTTGAGATGGCGCAGTCTCAACTCGTGCGCAAGCGCGGTATATCAAAGGCTGACGACCGCATGGTGAAGGCCGCCTTAGACCGCCTGACGGTGGCCGGTGATATCTACCCGCCGGAAGCGAAATCGCGCGGTTTGAGAATTCGGATCAAGACGGAAGAGGCGGCTTAGGCCGCCCTTTTTCTGTTGCAGAAATTTTTGCAACAGAAACCCGTTTTTGCAACATGATTGACATCTGTTGCATCTGTTGCAAACAAATGCATCCCCGTTTGCAACAGGAAGTCTTTGATTTTTATAGGGAGAATTTCTCTCTGTTGTAAATGTAAGCCCCTATCTCTCTACACCTAATATGGGGGTCTATCTGGAATGAAATATAAAACGTGCATTTTGCAATTGCCTGTCCGGCCACCAACCGGCGGACCAAAACCACCACCCCAGGAGACCGGCATGCCGCGTACAAAACAAACAACCCAGACCGTCCGCATCAATGGCGTCCGCACCATCCTGACGACGGCGAAGGATGGTACCGTGAAAGCCAAGCCGGCCGGAGCGCTTGAGTGGGAGCTACAAGCCGCCGCGGTACGTCGGCTCCGCTCCATGCCAGAGTACGGCAGGCGGTTCCTTCTGGCGGGCGACATGGCGGCGGGCAAACGAGGCCCAACCGCCCAGGCTCAAGCTGTCGCTACCGGCCTGACGCCGGGTGATCCAGACCTGCGGATCTACCTTGAGGGAGGCCAGTGCGGGTTCATCGAGTACAAGACCGACAAGGGCCGACTATCGAGTGCTCAAGTCCAGCGGCATGCGTCGATGCTGAGGCTCGGTCATCGGGTCGTGACGATCGCCGCGTCTTCGGAAACTGAATGCGCTGATCAAACCGAGAGGCAGGTGCGGCAATGGCTCGCCGCGAATGATAACAAGCTGGACAAAAGCCGATAATATACCATATACCATTCTGAGGAAGAACCTGAGGTGCGGTATGGCTAAGACAACTCGGCACGGCTCCATCGCAGATCAGCTGCAAGCTTTGCTGGCATACCGCAATCGTCCTGATGGCGTGGAAGAGGGCTGCTCCCAGACAAACGAGTTGCCCAGCCAGATCGGAACCAACTGGCAGATCGTGGCCGATAACGACAACGCCGTCAGCGACGCGGAAGGGACGAGGCTCGAACGCCTGCTTGAGATCACCCCTTCGATTCAGCAGATCGCCCGGTCACTGGCGGGGGTTGAGTTCGATGATCGAGGAAACCCGATCGGCGGAGACATCGAACGAGATGGCGAGGGACGCATCACCCGTTTGGGTCATCTGCAGTTCTCCGACGGCGGACAAACGGAGAAGGCGTTCAAGCTGACGGTGGACGGGAAGGTCGTCCAGTATGACCGGCGGCTGCCCGTCGGGGCTATGGTTGGCGCTCAGGAGCGCCTAACGATGCCGGCCGGAGGGGGCGGATCCCAGAGCGTCGGTAGCAATCGCTACTTCGCCAACATGCTGGATACTAGGGCTGCGCGGTTCGTCGCGGGCAAGCGAAAGCGGCGAACCGGCAGGAGCTACACGGCCCGTGAATCTGCTGAGATGCTGCGTGAGGCGACGGCCAATACGAACATGGCCAAGGTGACGTTCACGAAGTTCCCAGCGGGCCTGCCGTGTGGCACCCCCAAGGTAAGCGATAGCTTCCTCGGCATGAAGAAAACCACGTGCTCCGGCGGTGGTTCGGTGGGCTGGGAAGACCTGGCGTCGTCCATCGCTGAACGGGAGGTTTGGATGCGAGCTCTTGCCGATCTCTCGGATGCTGACCGTAAGACGCTGGCCGATGCGTCCAAGGCTCGGAGCCTTGCAGATATCGGGGGTCCAGGCGACAGGCGCGCGAGCGAGCGGCGTGGAATGCGCAGGTTGATGGCTGCAAACGACAATCTTCTCGCCGCTATGAAAAAAGCTGCTGCCTAGGGCCGCTTTTTGGGGTTCCCGCCACCTGTATAGGTGAGGGCACGAGCTGCCCAATCCCTTCGGTGCGCACCCTTATAGCGACCGACCCTAGGCCGCGTGCGAGCCATGGGTAACTCTCAAGCTGCAATCCATGATGGGCTCTGTCGGGCCGTTGCGCTTCTAGCTTTACCAATCCCTTGGCGCGGTTTCTCCTCCCGCCGCCTTGGGACCTGCGGCGGTCTCCCCTCGTGCGTTGAGGCCGCCGCGCTCCTTTTGCGAATACGCGAATGCAAACATTGACCTTAGACAGTTTGTGTAGTATCTACACAGCGTCAAAAGGGTCACAGACCACATACTTTCCAACGTGCATATACGAGAGAACGACCTATGGGCCTTATCACCCCGTGGGTCGTTTTCGTATGGAAACTAGACGTCGCGTGGGCGACGCCTAATCCAAGCGCCTTATCGGCGCTTTAGCATATCTCTAATCTGTAGAGCTGCAGCGATAGCTGTAGGTGTCGCCAGACAGAGTGTTAGCATGTCAAAATAGGTCACATGGCCTCCTTTCCAGCAAGCTGGGTTGAGATTGCCCTTATCATCAGGCTCCCTCAGTTGGACGGCATCAGGCGACATAGCCCACGCTACGAAATCTGAAACTCCTTCCGCCCACTGATGCTTGCGGCCACACCCTGACACAAACGCTGATTGTTCCGCAATCACTGCGTGATCGCCAAGCTATGGTGGGGCGCTAAGCCTACCCGTCTTCAATCAAGGGCGTATGGCCTAACGGTAAGGCGGCGGTCTCCAAAACCGCCGATGCTGGTTCGATTCCAGCTGCGCACCGCCACCATCCTATTGAGGAGATAACGGATGGACATGCCATCATTCTTGGCTTGGGCCGCAGCAGCCGGAACGGTTGTTCTTGTCGCCTATGCCGGGTTCACGCTCATCGCTTTCTGCTTCGCGTTGTCGGTTTGGCGTCGCATTCGCGCGAGCCATCGGGCGTTCGATGAGATGTGGTCAAGGCGTGTGGAGCACCCGCCGCGCCAGGCCCGCAATCGGCCTATCAGAGTCACTAGGAGGGATGCATGACCGCCAAGCTGGATCTCGTCGCGCTCTGCGACGCCTTTGAGCGCAGTAGCGTCAGCGATCAGATGAAGGCTTGGTGGCGCGCTATGCGGGCACGAGTTGCCGGCCCGTCTCTCGGCAGCATCTTCGGGCTGTGACCCACAAACGAAGCGATGAAGCCGAAGCCTACCGGCGGCTATATCGCACGGCCAGATGGCGGCGACTTCGGGAAGAGCAGCTGCGGCTGCATCCGTTGTGTCAGTGGTGCCTTGAGCGCGAAGACATTGAACCTGCAACGGAGGTTCACCATGCGATCCCGCACAGAGGCGACCTTGGCCTGTTCTGGTCTGGGCCATTCGTGTCAACGTGTTCGCCCTGTCACGGATCGCGAGGCCAGCGGGAAGACCGCGGTCAGACTGTGGTGACGTTCAGTTCTGACGGTTGGCCGGTGTGACTGAAATGCAACTGAAATTGGGTGGCATGGGTGGGGGTGGTGCAGAAGTGCAACACACTAGGGGCCGCGAACCCGTCGGGGTCTTTTCCGCGCACGTCCGCAATTCAAAAGTTGACCCCAAGATAGGGACGTAAGGCATGGCAAGGCCGAGAAATCCCCTCGGCAAAGCTAAGACCGAGGGCCGCGACCAGAAAGACCCTCAGCGCTTCAAAAAGCGGGCCGAACCGAGCAAGAATGGCCCCTTGGGCGCACCACCAGACTGGATGGGCGGCGAACAGAGGCTGG